ACTAGCAATATAAAATGATTTATTTTTAGCATAAGTTTTAGAATATTTCATAAAATGATTTTCCATTTGCTCTTTTGTCATATATAAAGTTTTTTCAAAACCATTAACCATTTTAAAATATGCTACATAACCTATAATTGATAATTTTTCTCGTTCATCTTCATTTTGATTTCAATTAAAAGCAGTACCTTTTAAACGATCATAATTTATTAATTCATTTGCTCTAACATCTGATACTGACATATCTAAATATTGGCCACTTCTTTGGGCTAATTGAATATAACCTTTATAACCCATTTGAAATTGGGCTTGATTAATTCATTCTTGGATTTCACGACCATTAATAATTCTTGTTATTTTTGTATTATATGGTACTACATAAGCATAACCGAATTGTTTTTCCATTGGTAAATTTAATAAAACACCTTGATAACAAGCAGTCATAATTGTTTTTGGATCTGCTTTTTGTAATAATTCATTACTATTTGATATTGCAATTATATTACTTTTAAATCTTGCAATTTCATTTTCATTAGAAAATTTACTTTTTATTCAATCAGTTACCTTATCTGTTCTTAAAAATTCTACAATATTTGTCATGTTATTTTTCTCCTTTATTTATTTTAAAATTAATACCTTTAACCCCAATTAAATTAATATCTTTATTACTATCTCATTGATCTTTAATTTCATTTTTAACAATTTGTTCATCAACAGTTAAATAATTTTTAATAAGATTAATAAGTTCTAATTTATCAGCATTTTGTAAAAAATCATCATTAATACCAATAACCTCAATATCTTTAATTAATAATTTTTCTTTCCGAAAATTACTAGTAATAATTTTTAATTCTTGTTCTTGTTTTGCTATACTTTTAATTTCTAAAAATTGCTCTTTTTTATGAGTTTCAATAATTTTATTTTGTTTTTGAAATTGAATATTAATGACACTATTTTTTAAAGAATCATGATTATTCTTAATATTATTTTCTAAATTTAAAATATCTTTTCTAATAAAATTTAATTCATCTTTAAAAGATTTTATTATTTCTAATGGTTCTCTAAAAATATAATCAATTTTTGAAACTACTAATTTTAAATCTTTTAGTGATTGTGATTTATATTCTCCATTTATTAATCAAGCTTGTTGTCGATATATAAATTCTGCTAATTCTTGTCCATTTTCATCAATTCACTTTTTAATTGTTAATGCTTTTAAGCTTAATTCTTTAAAATTATTTCCTTTTAAATAAAACGGATAAGTAATATTTTTAACTTCATTATTTAATTTTAAATCTTCCATAATTAAATTTCCTCTAATTCCATTTCATTAATTAAATTATCAATATATTCATAAGCACTTTCTTCTGAATAACATTCATCTAATGCTAAATTAAATAAATCTTCTTCTGTATAAACATAACCATTTTCATCTTTTCACATAATTATTTATCTCCTTGTCATTTAATATTGCTATCTTCTAAATCAATAATAGTTGTTAATCAATGATTTTCATTTTCAACATTAGCAGTAATCCTCGCTTCTTCTAATGTATAAAAAAAATCTGTTTTAAAAATAGTTGTTTTATCAAACAAATTATTATATTTCATTATTAATACGTATCTTTTATTCATAATTTAATTCCTCCTAATTTTGTTTCCCCAATGCTCAATGTTCATCAGTCATATCTTAAAATGATACTGAATAACTTTTAAACATTAATTCTTGTAATTTGTTTTCTTGATTGCATTTTGAGCAATATCCTCAATATTTTTGTTTAAGACAAATTTTATTTAACTTTTTCATATTTACCTCCTAAATTATTTTTCCTATTTTTTAACTCGCTGGCACTCACTACCAAGTGAAAGTGCCAAAGCGAGAATTAGTTATATAAGTATTGTATTTATCTATTTTATTTACTACGCCATCCGCTTCGCTGTGGGTGAGCGGTGGCGGTATGTTGTTAGTTAAATAATCGACAGTTGTTTTTTGTTTTTGTAGCCAGAGAGTTTTCTCTCTCTTCACCCGCACCATTTCAGGTCAAAGCGTTCAGTTTTTAAAATAAATCTACTTGCACCTTGAAGAGCCTAATGCTGACTTTGTGGTTTTTAAACCGCTGTCACTTCTAAGAAGTAATATCTATCGCAAATTTATTTATAAAGTGACCATCTCTTTTGTTTATTGTGGTTCGATGTTGACCGCGCACTTATCACCACTATCGCTTGTTAAAGCGTCTATTATTTCCGGACTGATTACCGCTGTGCTAGACCGCCTCCTGTGGAATAAAAACACTTAGTTATTTAAAATAACCGTTCCACTCTGCATTAAGTTGTTTTATAAAATCAAAGTTTTAAAAAACCAGTTTTATAATCAAAGATAATTTTTGAATTTTCTAAACGTTTATAAAACCACTCTTGGTTTTTATCTTTTGTATGATTTAATAAATTTTTATGTTTTTCACAAGTTCATAAAACTTTATTTGATAAAAATTCTTTGGTAATGAATGATATTGATTTATAGCAATCAATAACATCACATATTTTTTGTTGTTTATTAATTTCCATTACTTACTCCTTCTTTTATTAAGTTTTTTTATTTATTAACAAACTAATTAACTGAAACAAAGAAAAGACAACACCTTAAATTAGGAGAAAAAACAGGTACACTTTGTAAAAATTTCTAAGATATTTATAAATGTGTAAACAACTTAAAGAGGGTATCAGAAAGTTGTGTAAAAAGTTTCTATTTTAAGAATTTAAGATGCTGTCCTTTCTCTGAATCAATTAATAATTTTGGTTTTACAAATAAAAAAACCATTTTAGTAAATGGTTTAATTTATTATTCTTATTCAATTTCCGAGTTTTTTTCCAAAACCCCAATATTTTTTATACGACCTATATTTAGCATAAGTATCTCAATTTTTATATAAATCCATAAACTCATCACTAGGCTTATCAAATGAAATCCCAGTTGAATAACTATCCTTTAAAAAGTCTAAATATCATTTATCATTATAAGTTAATGTTTGTAATGTTTTTAAAGTTGGGTTAATAAAATAATTTGTTTCTGACCAGTTTTCAAAAAAACTACTGCGTAAAAACATTGTATTAATAAAATCAGTTTCATTCATTCCCGTTGTTTGTTGATTAACAGTATAATTCTGCTGATTTAAGGGTTTAAATGCTGTTAAAGTAATAAATGGAATAATTAAACCTAAAATACCTAAAATAGATATCGCAAATAAAGATAATGACTTACGCATTATTCTTTACCACCTTATTTTTTTTATTTTCTTTTATTAATTTAATAATTTGATTAAATAAATAACCATAAAAATAATGAATTACTAAAATATATCATAATATATCAAATCATAAACCATAAATTATATAACCATTTATACCAGCATATTTCTCTTTTAATTCATCAATAGTTGAAACTGTATCTAATACACATATAAGGGTTAACAAAAAACTTATAACAAGATACAAAATTAAATCAACCCAAGAAATAAATAAACCATTTTCTTTTTGTTTCTTTTCATTTTTATTATCCATAAATTCAACTCCTAACTATATAATGTTTTTGAAACAATAAAACCTAAAATATATAAACTTGATATTGTAAGCATTAACGGATGACTAAACAAAATTGCCATTTTACCAAATAAAGAAAGTAAAAAAGTATCTGAGTTATATAAATCCATAATGATATTTTTTGCTGATGTTAATTGATTTATAATCACCGTAATAAAACCAGTACCAAAAATAGCGATTGCCGCAACCAATAAAACTAATCTAATCATTATTTATTCACTCTCCGATATCCTTGTTCTCTTGTTTTTGCTTGTTTTGCTAAACTTGATAATTGTTGTTTATTACGATTAATTTTAAACTGTTTATGCTCTTTAAAATGTTTTTGCATACCTTGTTTAGTATCGGATACTCCACGAGAAGTCGTAGAATAAATATTTGATACCCCCGTTTGTACTGTTGAACCTAATTCGTTATATTGGGTTCTTGTTCCGTGAATAGCATAAATCGATAACTTAACAACCATAAAAAAGATAATAAAATAAGCAATTGTTGTATTTGTCATTGGCAATTTAGTATTTCAAATTACATCAAAAATAAACAAAAATACATCAAAAATAAAACTAAAAATTTTATCTCAATTACTACTTTCTGATAATAAATTAATCATCTTTACCACTTCCTTTTTCTTTTTTAGGTTTTAAATTCTTTTTCAAAATATCAATATCAAACAATGTTAAACGCTCTTTAACACTTAATTTAGTAATTTCTGACCAATAATATTCTTTTTTATTAACTATTTCATCATTTTTTAAATCACGAACAAACTTTAATCATTGACTATCATATTTCTGTGCAAATTCTAACGGAATAATTATCTTAAAAAACCTGATTCCTAAACCAACATCAGATTTATGTTTTGCTCGTTTACCTTCTGCTGTTCGTTCTACTGATTTTGTCTTTCAAATTTCATAATCCGTAATATCTTGAAAAATACCAATTCGCATAATAAAGAAACGATTAAAAAAATTAAACCCTTTTTTAACAATAGGTTTTTTCAATGAAATTGGAATAATAATACCACTTGCTAATTGCCGAATATTGTTCCAAATCATACCCTCACGCTGAGCAGTAAACAAAGCACGATTACCAAAATGTCTTGCTAAAACAATTCACGGAATCTTACCACTATGAACTTTTTTCTCATCGTGGGGACTAGTTCCATCAATATATAAATAACTTTCATCAAATAAAATAACACTATCATCAGGAGGAACCGGTTTTGTTCTATCTGTAAAATCTAAATTTTTAAATGTTAAAACCTTAACTTTATCATCTTCTAACGGATAATTACTATAAATCTTATCTGTTAATAATTTCATAGTTTGTGATAAATAAGTTAAAAGTAAAGTTTTACCCGTTCCTAACTTACCAATAATTACCGATAACGGATTATCTCAAACAAAATTAACTAACCGAAAAGCATTCAACTGATAAAATATGTTTTTTCATACTCATCAAACAAAATAAACACATTGTAAAGCAAATAATAATCAAAATATTAAACCAGTATAATTTAATGAAATTATCCAAAGTAATAAATCAATTAAACTAAACAAAATCATTGAACAACTAATATAACAATAATTTTTTAAGAAAAATATGAACTTTTTCATTTTACCTCCAATAGTTATTTATAATTAAACTAGTATTATTATGGTTTTCTCTCCCCACAAATCAAAAAAGAAAGTGATAAAAATTAAGAAAATTTTAAAAATAATTTCAATATTATTGCCTATTATTGGAATTATAAACTTTTTAATCAATCCTATCGAGAAATTAATTACTACAATTAATTTTGTAAAATGAATATTTAAAAATATTAGTCAAATAAATGCAAAAGAAATATTTTTTACAACATTATTTATATTAATAATTATTGCATTCATAATAAAAATATATATTATATTCAAAAAAAGATTTTAAAATTTTGTGGGGAGAGAAAACCATAATAATAACAAAATTTAATTATTTAAAACAACTAACTATTTTAAAAACCATTCACAATAAAAACCACGTTAAAAATAAAATTACAATTCAAATACCAATCATAAGAGTTAAATATTCATTTTGTGTTAAATTTCAAGTTGTAATACTTTCAACGTTAAATTTGTCAATAAACAAAAATATATGAATAAAAAACTCTTTTAATTTTTCTCAATCATTTTGCATTTTTAAAAACTCCACATTTTTTGAATAAGTTTAAAAAATATTCCAAAAAATAAAACAATAAATAATACAAAAGATATAACATATAAAAATTCAGGGGCATTTGAACCAATAATATAACTAACAAATTGAACTCAATAGTCATATAAACTCATTTAATTTAAACTTTCTAGGTCTTTAATTAATTGTTGTTCTTTTTCATCACTTCAATTTGTTAAATTATTGTTAGTCGTTTTTACTTTTTTAGGTTCATTTTGAAATAAAGCTTTTTTCATTTGTGTAAAATAATTTTGTTTATATTGATTGTATAAATTTATTAATTCTGTTCCAGTTAAATACTTTCATACATGACGTTTTAAATTTTCATCATATTTTACAATAGGATAAGAATTATCATAAATCAAACCGATTGCTACTTGTTCTGAGTGTTTTTCACTCGGATAAATAAACTTATTACTCAATCAAAAACCAATATGGCGATTATGATTAGGTAAATTTATAAAACTTGCTTTTTCTGTTTCAAAAACTATCAATTCTTTACGAATAAAATAATTTTCTACATTTTGATTTTTCTTAACAAAATTACTCAATTTTATCAACTCCTTAATAAACATTGTTTCTAATTAACAATGTTATAAATATTGTTAAATATTGCTTATCTATTGTTAAATAAACACTGTTAATAAACATTGTTAAATATAAAAATGATAAAAATTGGCACACTGAAAAATACTATTAAGTTTAAAATAATAGTTATATAAAATAATAAATTAATAAAATATAAATAAACTAGTGTGCCTTAACTAATACAAATAATTAGTTATAATAAATATTAAAATCCTTTAACCATAACACGGAAAAAGTTTAAAATCTTAATGATAACAAAAATACCAAATGGAATTAAAATAATTCACGCATCACCTAAAAAGGTCATTAATTGTGGTAATACAGCATAAATTGCTTCTTTAACTTTCATCATTGCTTGTCCTAATCCACTTCAAATAGAACCCATTCCATCTGAAATAGTAGGCGTATCTGCTGCTAAAAAATTAACCGCTGTTGTTAAATACATACCTAACATTATTTTTTATCCTCCTTACTTTCAATTTCTTTTTTATCTTTTTTCTTTCCTCGAATTTGACGAATTTTTTGATAAATCGATAAACCAATTCAAGCAAAAATACCTAATATAATAACAACACTAAATATTGTCGTTAATCAACCTGTCATAATATATCTCCTTTCAATAAATTAAAAAATTGAAATTTGCAAACTCGCTCCGCTCGTTGTCGCTTTGCTCCATTAAAAAACATTATTGAATAAATTATCCGCTAATAAATTACGCGGAATAATTTATTCTTTTACTTTTTAATTTCAATATCTTTTGCAATCTTATTGACAGTATTAATAACATTATCTTTACCGTACTTTTTCACTAACGACCGCAAAATCAAATATTGCTTTGTTTGCATAATTTCAACTCCTTAAAACTAACTTAAAAAAGTTAACTAAATTGATAGTTAACTTTTTATGGTTTGGCATTTACAATTTACAATTAAAAATTATTTTAACTACTTTGAAAGATGATTTTTATTTAACTTGATGAAATCAAAGTCAAAATGGTAATAATCCTAACCCATATAATCAATTTTATTGAAAACCGGATAAGGGTAGTAGTGTTAGTGAAGCGATAGGCTTTAAAATTTTATTTAATAGACTTCTTGCGATACCCCTTTTTATTAAAATATTATTATAAAATATAATTTATGAGGACATAAAAATATGAAAAATAATAAATTTAATACTCTTAATGATAGAGAATGGTTAAGATTAACAGAAATAAAAAAATCCACTTTTAATAAAATGTTAGATATTTTAAAAGTTGCTGAAATAGAAAAACTTAAAAAAGGTGGTAAAACTAATAAATTATCATTAGAAAATAGATTATTGATGACTTTATTATATTGACGAGAATATCAGACTTATTTTCATCTTGGTAAAAGTTTTGATATTAGTGAGGCTAATTGTTATCGTAATATTAAGTGAATTGAAGATATTTTAATTAAAAACTCTGATTTTCAACAACTTGCTGGTAAAAAAGCACTAATAAATGATTATTTTAATGATAAAACTATTATTATTGATGCTACCGAAACTCCAATCCAACGCCCAAAAAAAGACAAAAACAATCTTATTCTGGTAAAAAGAAAAAACACACGATCAAAACACAAGTAATTATCGAACAAGAAACCAAAAAAATTATTGCAACAAGTTTTTCGCTCGGAAAAAAACATGATTATGCTTTATTTAAAGAATCAAAAATCCCAATTTTAAAAATACCAAATTAATAGTTGATAGTGGTTATCAAGGAATACAAAAAAATCACAATAATGTTCTAATACCTACAAATAAAACAAAGAAAAACCCTTTAAACAAAGAACAAAAGCAATATAATAGACTAGTTTCAAAAATGAGAATTATTATTGAAAATATTTTTGCTATTCTTAAAAAATTTAAAATTATTACAGAAAAATATCGTAATCGAAGAAAAAGATTTGGTTTAAGATTTAATTTAATTGCCTCAATTTATAATTTACAATTATTATATTTAACATAAAATATTTATTTAAAATTAAATAATTTAAATAATAAATTAATTTTTCGTTGTGGAAAAATATTAAATTTTTAAATAAAAAACATAATTAATTAAAATTATATTTTTCTATTAGTATCTTTTTTACAAATATTTGCAATTTTTTAACAAGTAATGCAAGAAATCTAATATAATAATTTTGGTCGTTCTCCACAAAATATTATTATGTCTTATGAATTACAATATAATGTAAAATTTGGTGTGTGTTTTAAAACAATGTATAAATATATTAGATTAGGTTATTTTAATTTATCAAAAGATAATTTGTATTTTAAAAATAAAAAACGAAAAACAAAAAATGGTGAAAAAAATGATAATCGTGGTGTATTGCTTAATATTAGAGATTATAAGCAATTTTTAAATGATTATGGTGATGATTTTAGTTTTAGTGGAATTTGAGAAATGGATACTCTTGATTGTGGTAATTTTCATTTATTAGTTTTAGTAAATAGGAAATCTAAAATAGTTTTTTATGATATTTTATTTACTAAAAAAGCAAGTATTGTGTTAATGGTTTTAATGAAAATGATTAAACAAATTGGTATTAGTAAATTTAGTTGTATTTTAACAGATAGAGGAAAAGAATTTTATAAATGAAAAACAATAGAAAAACATTTTAAAATAAGAGTTTATTTTTGTGACCCTGGTAAACCAAAACAAAAAGCATTAGTTGAACGGATAAATAGGGATTTAAGGCGTTGATTTGACCAAAATGAACCGTTAATTAATATTCGTAGTAAATTAAAATCTGTTTTAGATATATTAAATACTACAATTAGACCGTGTTTGGGATATTTTACATCAAAGCAATATTTTAAAAAAGTTTTTGTAAATTAAACTAATATTTTAATGTATAAGATTAATAAAGTTTATTTTTTGTTGTGCTTATTTTTATAATTTTGAAAATAAATATTAAAAATAATATTTTGTTTTAATATTTTTTGTAATTATTGATTTTTATTTTTAATTTGTTATAATTTTATTAACTTTTTATGGTTTGGCATTTACAATTTACACATAATAGAAAACCACAGTAATTAAATTAATTAATAGTTTTTGAAAAAAATACTAGTACGACTAAAAGGTTTTGTTGTTATTAAGAGGAATGATGATTCTAAAATGGGACAATTAAAAATGATAATATTAAGATTTCCTAGAAATAAAAATGGAAAGACAAAAAAATTGACTGCAAAGAATAAATAGGAAATAAAAAATAAATCAATATATTTGTTATCTTTGTTAAAAGAAATTGCCCCAACTAGAAAGACACTTATTGATAAAATCATTAGGATTATTAATGTTACTCAAAAACTAATTGCTCTTTTAAGCAGAAAGAAGTCCATTTTTAAGATTCGCATTATTCTTCACTCATTTCCTTTATTTTTTGATATATATTTGATTTATCAAAGGCATAGTATTTTTCATATTCTGCTTGAATATCTCAGACTATTTCATTATTTTTTTCTTTTTCTACAACAATTTGACCATGATCCAAAATAATAAAGTGATCAATATAATCAGCAAATTCATTAAGAATGTGGGTAACAATAATAATTGTTTTACCATTTTTATGTAAACTAACTAATAAATCAATTACAATCTTTCGGGTCATAGCATCTAAACCGGTGGTTGGTTCATCTAAAATATAAATGTTATGTTTTAATAAAAAACATTGTGCTAAAAGAACCTTCTTGGCCATTCCTGTTGATAAAATATTTAAGGATTGGAATGCTTCTAACTTAAAAAAATCAATAATATCTTTAATTTTTTCTTTTTTAATTTTTTCTTGCTCTAATATACATCACATTTGCAGATAATCAAATATATAAATTTTAGATAGGAAAACAACTTTTTCTGGGATATAACCAATTTTTTGCTTTGATAAAGGGTTGGTGTTGTTTAATCTGTTGATATAAATGTTTTCTTTTTGATGGGGAAATACCCCAAGAATTGTCTTAATTAATGTTGTTTTTCCAGCCCCATTATGTCCTAAGATTCCAAAAAAACTTCCTTTGGGAATAGTAAGATTCATGTTAGTAAAAATTGTTTTTTTTAAAAATGATTGAGATAAATTTGTGATATTAACTGCTGGTTCTGTAAAAGTTATTGTTTTTTCCATAAAAACCTCTTTTCTATTAATCATCAATTGTTTCAAATCAATCATCTGTTACTGTTTTATAAATTGTGTATGGTGGTGTTTTTGGATAACAATCCATTCCTATCTTACGTTCAGCAACAATTCGATAATTTCAACGATCTGCCTCTAACTCTGTTTCATAGACATACTTTAACTTCCTTTCAGAAACATATTATTGAATTATTGGAATTTTTATTTTAAAGTAATTAGCATTTCAAGTTTTTAAATAGACAACATAGCTTTTATACTTAAATTATATCAATAAAGTTTTATTTTTAAGATTGTAATACTTTACAAAAGCATAAATAATTTTTGAATGAGAATTATAGGGACATTTTTAAATAATTTATTATAAAAATAGTATAATA